CCGCGCCCCCCCACCGTGAGGTGGGTATTTTCTTCGGCCTCAGAGATCGAGGATCTCCCATGTGGGGCTCGTGGCAACTGCCGTTACTGCCCCCTGGTCATCTTCAATAGGCCAATCAGCCTCGAGGAAATCCCAATCTGGATACCACTGTGGATGGGGTCGCTTAGCAAACGCACCAACCATAGTGAGAGACCAGATGGCTCGGACTGTTGGCCAAAGCTGCTCCGTAGTCGGCGATAGCTCAATAGCATTGCCTGAGAGCAGCAAAGGGTGTGAGGCCAGTTGTAACTTTGACCAACGACAGCGGATGAGAAGTTCTGAAACTACATCCATGTTGTCGGTGTATGGCTCTCCTTTGATGACGCGTTCGTGTATTGAATCAGGTTGCACATCGGGAAATGCGTTGTGCGTTTTGATCATTACATCGAACACGAGATTCCCGTGTTGATAGGCTAACGGGGGATTGAACCTAAAATTGGCCCAAAAATCGGCCGACCCGCTCTTTAAAGCGAAGTGAGGCCTGACAGCCGCATCTAGGTCAAACGCCATAGCAAGGCGATTCGTCTCAGTCCTTATTTTGAACTCAGCCGATGTCACCGATGATAATTTCCCAACTTCAAAGTTTACGTAACCGGTGGTGACCCCGTAATTGTTCTTCGGGTCAACGTAGAGCGAGGAGACGTGGGAAATGACGTCCCTCCCCTCCGGCACGCACTCTAGAAAGGGATCGGGTAGGCGAACTCCACATGGTATGTAACCTGTACATACCCAGCCGCATCCCCGATGTGGGACACATAAAGGGTAAAGCTGATTCCATCATCATCAGCCTTCCCAACATGCATCCACTTTTGTGAATCGATGTTAGGCCCAGCCCTGATGCCGGCACTTTTCCATGCCGCCGTCATGACTGAGGGATTCAACTTCATGACCGTGGTGGAATTGGTCACCTGGGATTTCTTCATCCCAGGATGCAGTCCCATCGCAACACTACCAACAACAGCAGTGCCGCTAGTAGCAACATAGCTGATGTTAAAGCTCCGTACGCGATAACGCTCATACGCCTGAGCGGTGCCCGCAAGTCTGGGCAAATCGCTGAGCTTTGCATGGAACTCCCATGTCTTAAGGGTAGAGTCGGATGGCCCCTTAGCAACGGCGTAGAGAGTCTCGGTGCCTCGGATGGTCTGGAGATTACCACCCGCGCCCGTTCCTCGCGGAGCCGTGCGACGCGTTCTTCGGCGTGGCGCAGGCGTTGGAAGAGCCTGCGCAAGGGGTTGGAGATTGATGGGCCGGGGGACATTTCGTTGCGAGCGCCCCCGTCGCGCTCGGGTTGGTGGCGGCTCATTCCACCAGTTGGCGAGCCTGTTGGCTGCATAATCCACCGTTCCTCTAGCCGCTGCACCACCAGCAGCCGCTGCTAGATTCAACCAGGGATTCGTATTGCGACCTCCACGACCGTATCTGTTCAACATAGTCAACACTCAGCATGACCCACGACTTACGAGTGTCGACGGAAGTATACCCCTCTTCCAGAAGAGCCTGGATCTCGAGCTCAATACCCCAAGCTCGAAAGAGCTCTAAACGGGCATCGAGCGAGATTGGGAGAACCTTGGTGTTCTCTGCCAGGTTCTCCATCTTCCATTTGGTGTCCTCGTCGAACAGTTTAGTCTCACTGAGGTTCGCAAGGGTGTTAGCGAGTACCGATATTATGGGCACCCCATTATTGCAAGCCAATTCACAAGCCCCCACGGCCGCCAGCCAGGGTTTAACATCCCGGGGAGGCATCTGCTTCAAGCAGAGCATCATGCTGGATATGGTACGTCGTGGATCCCTCACAAACAGTGGATATGGGTACCTGACCAGGCGGGACCGACAGAATTCTACTTTGTTAATATCTGCCGTGACCTCACACTTAGTCTCAAAACCCAAATCGGCAAAATGCCTGAGATCCAACTTTTCCCTATCGGCTTGCTCAATTATTACAATTGAGTCATCGCCATCCAACATTATCTCATACTTAGAGATGCCACAGAGATGCAGAAACCCAAATAGGGCGTCCCCATTGATAACGCTGTTACCACAACCGGTATCATAGTCACCACTCATCCGTGTACCATGTGCCGTGTATCGGTGCCCGTTCTTACTGAAACACCTATTGTGGATTTGCGCAGAGCAAAGCTTAGCAAGGGTCTTTGAATGGTATGCCCTAGCATTGAACAACCTTTTATACTTCAAATGCGTTGTTCGCAAGTGCTCCACACGTACAGTGCTATCAAACTTGGAATGGTCCAGCTGCAGGTACAGAGGTCCGGTGAAAGCGTTAGCCTTCTGAATGAACAACTCTGCCCGCTGACGGTTATTCAAGCCCTTAACAATGGCTCTTGTCCCAGTAGTGTTTCCGAGGCTCAACGTGGGATATAGCCAGTGTTCTATGGGTTTGATAAACCTACCGAACTCCAAGTTAAATTTGGGCGACCGATATTGTATCGCCCTTGGCGCCTTATCAGATATGTCACCTGCCGCGATCTTATCCGGCTTGATAAACATCTTGACGGCGAAGTCAGCCCGCACCAGGCCATGCTGCTTGAGGTTTTCGAGAGCTCGTATATAAACCCTTTTCTTCCCTCCACTGTAGCCATCTATTATTTCCTGATAGCTACACGGTTCTAGCTTATTGTTATAGAACCGCCTCGTCAGCCTCGCAACACGCTCCCATACTTCGGGTTTAAACCCTATATACGAGCGGTCCGTAATATGGCGGTTAGTCAACGCCAAAAACTCGTTGCAGGCACAGCTAGAATGGACATTACTCTGATGTCCAAAATAGTTGACGTGGGTGATAGTAATAGCCGTTTTGCTCTCATGGCAAAGCGGAGCAGCATAAAGAATCTTATGCCTGGGGTCGACCTTCTTTACCGCCATCCCCTCCATACAGACAGCTTCGATCCTCAAAACCGCAGGCATTCCGGCCGGCCGACCGCCAGAACGCCCTCCCGGAAAAACGCCGAATGGCGCTCACGATTGGTAATTTCCCGGGGCAGTGCCAGCAAAAGCCGCACCTTCTCCTCCTCCTTGTCGACACACATGGCAATACCGACCGCACGGATTATTATATCATTGATTTCTCGGCGCGTGTAGCGCGAACAATCCAGCTGGTCCATAAACCGCTTGGCTTTAATCTTTAGTTGGAGAAGCAACCCCATTGTGCGTGGCACAAAGGCTGCCTCCAACCGCAGATAATTGACCAGTTCATCATCACTGGCCATATGCTGCAAAAGCCACTTGCGGTTGCCATATATAAAGTCTGCCAACCCATCACACTTCGGTGGATCGCAAGGCAAAACAACCGGGTCAGCCCGGGTCTGCACAAACAGAGGTTGTTTCTCTTGCGTTGGCTCCTCCAACGCATTACACTGCTGTTTGCGGATGTTCCCTTTGAAGTAATACATATACTTCTTAGCCTTGCCGACGTGCTGGTTCCAACCAGCCCCGTCATTGCCCTCGTCTGGAGGGTCTTGGGCCTCTAGGGCCGGAACCACGCGCTCTCCTGAGGTGCCAGCGTCGGGCTGCACACCTGGGGCATTTCGTGGTGTTGGTGGCGGTGCCTGTTCCACAATCCGCGGCATCTCCTGATATAGGGATGCTGGTCGACTGTCCCACAAGGGGGGCATCAAGCCCGATAGGCTCGGCAACGATCCCCATTGCTGGGGATATAATGTGTCGAGTCCAAAACTTTCTTCGTGGGGTGGGGCAGAAGGCAGCTCTAGCGTAGAAACTTCTAGGCGAGCATGCTCGGCAGGAACAATGGTCTGCAACCGCGTGCGCAATTCGTTTTCAAGATCTGCAGCGACTTGAGTCAGATCAGGGGTGCCCTCAACCCGAACGGGGAGTGCACGAAAAACTCGTGGTTGGGCAATATTAATAAACTCTGTGCCCAATAACTTTGGTGCCCTTCTAATAGGGTGAGGATCGTTATTTCTTCGTGGCCGAGGCCAAAACGCCCGAGGACGTCTTCGGTACATCTTTTATCATTC